GGTCGTCGCCGTCCTCGGGGTCCAGCGTCTCCTCAGAGGTGGCCGGATCGAGTTCGTCGTCGGTCGGGTCGTCGGCTTCGAGGTCTTCCTCTTCGCCTTCGTCCGTTTCCTGAGTCTCACCCTCGTCGTCGAGTAGCTCACCCTCCTCGGAGGGGCCACTGTCCTCAGGCTCGATCTCAGTCTCAGCGCTCTCGGAGGTCTCGAACTCCTCGGAGAGACGGCTGTAGGTGTCCGCAATACTAAAGGGCTGCTCCGACACCTGGGTGCCCTCGCCCTCCGACGCTTGAATCTCTTCGCCTGGCATTACTCTTCTCCCTCTAGTTTGAAGTTGTTGGCTTTGGCCCTCTCGTAGGCCCGGTGAACTGCCGTGGGGTCGTCTTCGATCTTGATCGTGTTGGGGTCGTCGTCACCCTCGTTGTAGTGGCACTCGTCGATAGGGGGCCCCTCGACCCAGCCCTGGCGCAGTCTCTTGTCGCGGAGCTTGTTCACCTGGTAGTCGCTGTTGACGTAGGCTTCGGGGTCACCTTTGAAGCGGGCGAGGTCCTCCCGGTAGTCCTGGTAGTGAGGGCTCTGGGTGAGTCGGAACCGGAAGTTGACCCTCCCGACCTTTCGACGCATGCGGTGACCCCGCGAGCAGCCAATGAAGGGGTCCACGGTCATGCCGTGAACGTGTAGCTGGTCGGCCTCGTCGCAACTGTCGCAGGTGTAGGTGTAGGCGGGCATGAATTTCTCCTCTCAACCCCGAAATGGGGGGTGTAACACCGTTCACGCAAGCACCCTCCCTTTTAAGTATACTTTCCTTAGAAAAGCCTAAAAGAGATACAGAAGCGTTACGGTGTAACGCCCCCCTACTTGGGTGGGGCGTTTTGACCCGGTTGCCCCTCCTGGGGCGGTGGCGGCGGGTCGGGAATTTTGACTCGTTTGTGTTCTGGGATCTCATACGCCTCGAAGCGCATGTCCATTAGCTGGTTCATGGTCTGAACCTGCTGCGGGGTCATCATGGAACTCTGCGCGACGATAGGCATGAGGGTCTGGAGCATGTTGTCCGCACTCTCCCTCTCAGCCTGGCGGTCCAGGAGACGGCCCGACCCCGTAGCGATCTCGAAATTCAACTCCTGGAACATTTCCTCGGCCTTGATCCCGGCCGTATCCCGCCAGACGGTCTCCACCGTAACTGGCTTCACTTGGATCTGCTCCGGGAGGGGCGGGGGCATTCCCATCATTGCAGCCTGCTCGACCTCCATAGGGTCGGGGGCCTCGATCTGGAGGAAGATCTCCCTAACCCTGGGGTCCGACCCCGGCTGGTCTCCTCCGAGTTGCTGTAGGCTCTGCCACGCCTGAAGAGCCGCCATGTAGCACTCTTCGACCTCACTGAAATACTCGGCCGCCATAGGGGCCACGTCCACCATGGTTAGCGGCTTGGTCTCGGGGTCCTCGTCCTCGAAACCGAAATCCATTACAGGTAGCTCAGCCCCGGCGGCCGGTTCGATTGAGACGTAATACATGCCGATCTTGCTGGAGGGCACCCAGGGGGCGATCTCCTCGGCTTCGAGGTCCAGGCGGGCCTGGATCGCTTCGTGACGAGCCGCCAGGCTCGTGGCCTCCTGCACCTTCGCCTTGTGATCCGCCGTTCGGGAGTTCGACGCGGAACTCCGCAACTGGCTCGCTGTAGCCGACCGGTCCATACTGCCCTGGTTCTCGGCGCCGGTCATGATCTGGGTCACCCCAGAAATAGCGTCCATTTGGGCCAGCATGAAATCCCGGGTCAGTTCCGTCCGCGAGGACCCCTGGCCAAAATCGGGGACGTGGATCCGATCCGACAGACGCTTGTTGCCCTTCCCCGGAAGCGTAATGAAATCCGCAGCCGACCCGTTGCGCAGGGTCCGCTGGGCGTCGGGAGGGACCTCGTCCGCCTCCGCGAACAAGATCATTCGGTCCCGGTTCTTGCAACTCGTCATGGCGAGCGAGGTGAGGAGGTCGACCGCCCGCTGGAGACCCAATACCTGACCCCCGAGGCTGACCGGCCATTGCTGATCAATCGTCTCGACCAGGTCGAGGAAGCTACAGGGCCAGTCGTTGTCGAGGTAATACTGGACGTCCCACTCCCCCAGGCTGAGGGGGTATTGGTGGTCGACGGCGATCTCCAGCTTGACGTAGTCCTCCTTGTCGCTACCCCGGACGTCCTGCATGTCGCTGCCACGGAGCCCGTTGCCCATTTTGCTGTAGACCGTCCAACTCTCGACGATCTTGTTCGAGCTAGGGACGGTCTTGTCGCGCCGGTCGTCGTCGTCGTTCGCCTCGACGTCGCTACTGTCGAGGTCGTCCTCAATCCGCAGGACCTTGTCAATTCCGGCGAGACGCCACTTGTCCTTCACGCGACGCTTCGTGCGCCAGACCGGCTCCCGGTTCCGAACGGCGATCCACTCCGCGTCCTCCAGGCTGTCCTGGTCGGGGTCGAAGACGAAATCGAGGCTGCTCACATACCAGGAGGTAATGATCTTGCGGATCGGGTCCCAGCCCGTCCAAAGGACCCCACGACCCCGCAGGATCCCGTCGTCGATTATCCTCCGAAGCTGCCGCGCGAAGTGCGCCTCGTAGGGGGTCTTGTTGAGGTAGGCTTCGATCACCTTCGAGAGCGCGAGCATGACCCCGCTGTCCGTCGTGGGGGTGACCGTCCTTACCGGCTTGTCGAGGTAGAGGTGCGGAGCCAGGGAGTTCTTCATTTCCGCTAGCTTGGGGACCTGCACGACGCCAGCCCCCTTGAACTGCATGAAGCCACTCCGAACCGCCTCGCTGTCGAACCAGTCCTTGTCCTGCCGGAAGACGTCCATGACCTCCTTCGCGATCTTCCGGTAGGTCTTCTGCTTCTTCCGGCCCGCTCGGATCCGGTCGCTCCAGAACTTGGCGATTCGGTTGTCCAACTTGGACCCTCGCGGGGTGGATTTTCTCTTACGCTTACGAGGCACGGATATCGTCCTTCAGGTAGGAAAGTTCGCTGTAGACCCGGCGAATGGTGTAGCGGAGGTCTTCGTCGCCCGCGCCTGTCTCGTTCAAGACCCCCTCGAAGGCTTCGAGGTGTCCATCGATCTCCTCGATAGCCTTCAACACCCCTTCCTTCACAGGGACACCTTTCCCACCACATTTACAATTCTCAGCCAGCATGGTCTGCTCCTAGCTTGAGGATTCCGTAACCCTCTTCGAGTGCCTCCCGGGCGTTTTCTGCGTTGATCATTTCTAGGAATTCCTGGATCACCCTGCTGGGCTTTTTGATCGGCTCGGACGACCGGATCGAGAGTTCCTCCGGGTCGTCACAGAAGAACAAGGTGATCGCGGCGCTCATGATCCGGTCGTCGAAGTTCCCCGAACTGGCCCCATACTTACCCTCCATGGGGTTGCTCTCCTTGGGGTGCCAAATGAAGGTCTCCATTTCCGACGCGAAATCGACGTCGGGCATGATCATGGATTTGTCCCGGATCGCCTTGTCGAGCACGTCGAGGATCTCGGGGCGCGTCTTCCGGTTCGTGTTGAACCCTGGGGTCTTGCTGACGGCCGGACCTACCACGTCGTCCGTGTGGTAGTGCAGTTGGGGATATGCGCGTCGGTGCATACGCTTGCTGACGGCCGGTTTGACGTTGTTCTCCGGGACGAGCATGGCTGTGTTGAAGTAGTAGCCGAGTCGAACGGCTCGGTCGGCAAAATCGTCCCACTCGAAGTGCCCATACAGGTGCGCGACGACCTCTCGGGTGGCCTTATTCGCGACGTAGGCCGAGTAAAAATCGCTGTTGTTCTTCTCCCCTCCGATATCCGCCCCGATCACGTAGCTCGCGCCCTTACGGGGGTGCTCCCATGCCTTGATCTGACCCCTGACGGGGTCGGGGATCCAAATGAACTTGCCTGCGATCTCCTCTACCCTGCCGACCTCCAGCGGCGGCTCCGAATTGTCCCTAAAGTGCTTGACGTCACGCGCCGACCACTTGCAGTCCTGACTGGCGACGAAAGCCTCTTCGAGGAAGCTCGGGTAGTAGCGCCAGAAATCCTCCAACTTGCCGTTGCAGTTGTTCTCGATACACCACCGGCGCCAGGTGAGTTGGCTGTTCGTAAGCTCGACGTTGTATTTCCAGTGCCGCTCGCGCCTCGCCACCCGCTGCTTCGCGAGTTTGTGTCTGAGTAGCTCCTCGTCAGGGGTCGGCTCGAAGCGCTCCCCTGGGTCCGCCCCTCCCTTCGCTACGATCTGGTGTCGGTAGTCCGCCCAGGGCATGCTGTAGTTCGGCTCAAGATACCAGGGCAGGAAGATTAGCTTGAACTGACTCCTCCCGTCCGGCTTGATCGCCTTCA